TCACCACTAGCTGTAGTTACATTTAAATTAACTGTAGATTTATTTGCGGTATATGAAACTGTTCCTGATCCAGTTAAAGATTCATCAAAAAGATTATTTTTTGACATTACATTTGAACTATCAAAAATAGTAAATGGATTAGAAACTCTTAATCTTCCAAATGCATCATAAGCATTTGATCCATTTCCACCACCAATAACGGTTGGTTCTACATTGACATTATTACAAGACATTAACATTTACTCCCGGACATAAACCATGCAAATCGTTGCATCTCTTGTTTTAAATCTTCTTGATAACCAAAATTTAGTTGGTTTTTTTGTGTATCTAAAGCTTCAACTAACTGTCTATGGTTATCTACTCCAGTAGCCTTATCCATAATTACATCTGGAAATACTGCTGTTATCTTTGCCATTATCTTCTTCCTCCAGCTGCAATATCAAGTCTTAATGTGCCATAACGCCAAGTTTCACCTACAGCGTCATTTTCAATTTTTAAACTCACCTGTCTTCCTCTCACTCTGGTACTAATAAAATTAGTAGTAGTATTAATAGTAAAAGGTCCAGTAATCAATGGTCCATTAGGATCCGATTGTTCAGCTTCTGCTGGGTAGTTTCTAAAATATAAAGTTATTTTTGCATTACCTGATAAATTTTTAAAGTCAGGAATAAATCTAGATACTCTCATAATATATTCACCATCTCCAGCTAATCCTTGTTCTGATAAATCATAATCTCCAGATTGAATATAAGAAGAAATAGCAGTTGATACTCCATTCGCATCTACTTCATTAATTCCAGTTTCATGAGCCCAGTATTTAGAAGATCCATATGTATTAGTCACACCATTAATAGTTGGAAAACTAGGTGTACCATTAGAAGTAAATTGTGTTGCATAAGGTAAATTATAAGTCTGTGAATCACTATAAGATGTTCTAGCAAGAGTTCCTGTAGTCCAACTTTGATCCATAAAATTAAAAATAACCGTCTTATTAATTTGTTGAGAATTATTCGAAGCATAAAACCAACCTACTTCATTATATAATGAGTTATGATAAGCATAGGTAATTTGATTTGCATCATAATTAATTCCAGGAGCCCCTCCTTGTGTAGTGAATACAAAGTCTTCTACTAAAGATGGTAATTGTTTAACCGTTCCATCATACATAAAGAAACCTCCACCAAATCCCATCCAGAAAACAGCACCTTGTGCGTATACTGCTGCATGTTGACCTAAACATCCACAGTTAGATCCTACTTGTCTTAATGAAAAAGTAAAAGGGGGACCAACAAATTGAATTACGTAAGCTGCTTGATCGGTAAGCACTAATATATAATCTTTACCTTGTACTGCACTTACAATTTCATTTCCTTGGTCTAATTGAAAAGTACCTGCAGTATTGGTTGCAGTAGGTGCCCAAGTATTAATATCTTCTTGATTAGAAAATCTAATAAACATTTTATTTTGAGAAGTTGAATCTGTTAAATCATCTAATGTTCCCATTAAAAATAAATGTCTATCTCTATCGGATACTAAACTCATTAAAGATTTTGTAGGTGCTCCGCTTACAACTGTTGCTCTTATATCTAAAGCTCCTGATCCTACAGGTGTCCAAGTATAAGTTGCACCATTTCTAACCGTTGCTACTAGCAATTGTCCGTAGTTATCTAAAGACCAGGAACCAGGATCAAGTGTAACGTTTGTTACAGACCTTGTAGTTCCCCATTCTTCTTCTCCATATGCACCTGTACCCCATCCATAAGCAGCTGTTTGAAAAACAGGTCCTATATCAATATAAGGATTTACAGTTGCGTCTCCTTGTGCAGACATTCCTGAACCTGTTTCATTGGAAGTCATAGTAATAGTAAATGTACTTGAGCTCGGTACTGAAATAACTTCAAATGTATTGGTTGTGAAATCTGCAGCGACATATCCAGTCACTCCACCTCCAGGTAAAGTTACAGATGTAAAAATAAAATAATCTCCCTGTAATAATCCATGTCCTGTTTTATTTACAGTCACTGTTGCTGATCCTGTGGTAGAATCAAAAGTACAACTAGTCAAAGCTGTTTTTAAAGGTGTAATATCATAAAAATCACCTTCATAATAAATTGCTAATATTTTATTAGTCCCTAAAGCAGCATATTTTTTACCTGTTAAATCTGTCCAAGTATGCTGATTTCTAACAGGGCCCGATAATGTAGTAGATACTAATTGTTGCCAGCCTCCTATTTTTTCAGGTTGTCCGTATCTAAAACGGACATTATTACCATCTACCCATTGCCCTTCGGCTCCTGTGGCTGTTTGCTGTTTATTAAAACCAGGTTTAAATTGTATTTTTTGTAGCATAGTATATTGTATACCACCTTTAGAAGAACGTGTAAATCTCGTTATTTTCCTATGTTAAATGAAATAGATATCCTTGTCAAATTAGACATATTAGGTAGCACTTCATGTTTTAACCAAGATGGAAATAATAATAGAGTATTCTCTTCTGGTTCTAACCACCATGTTCCGGAGTTAATTTGATTGTATTCAGATATATTATCTTTTTTAATATGATAATTAATTAGGTCTTGATTGTAGAATACAATATTTCCTGAATTTTGTTTTGCTTTAATATAAAAAACACCTGATATCAAACTGTCTGGATGATTATGTATAGAATGACCATCTTTATATTCACTTATATTTATCCATAATCCGAGAAGATTAAGTGGTTTTTTGTAAGCAAATAATTCAGCATATTGATTATAAAATTTTGTTAAATTTTTAACAAAACTTTTTATTTCATTTTGTTTTAAATCTATATATTTGCTATGAAAACCACCTCTATTACTTAAAGCAAGAGATTCTTGTTTTTTTCTTAAACTTAAAGCGTATTTTTCTAATTTTTTTAAATCTTCTTTTAATTTAAAAGAAGCCACAGGTTGAGCAAATAAATTTAATAACTGCATTTAAGATCTTGCAAACCATTTAGGTAGACCTAAATGAGGTCTTCGATCATATATATTTTTTTCTGCTCCTGGTGTTGATGCATTATTATAATGTAAAAAAACTTGAGCGCAATCTTCACCATCAAAAGGTTCTCTCCAATGCTCTAATTCATTTCCTCTGTAAACTAACATATCACCAGGATTTAAATTCACTTCAACACCTTTAGTCATTTCAGTATAATATTTTTTATCATCTTTATTGTAGCCACCTTTTTTAGGATCAGGTTCAATATAAATAGGCCATTTATCTCCACCAAGATTTAATGTTGTCGATATCTCGCAAGAAAACCTGTCTTTGTGTCGATGTAAAATATCTCCTTTTTTATACAACCGTGCATAAGAATAAGTTGGTATTAATTTAACACCTGTCTCTTTTTCCATAACAGATTGAAGTTTTATTAATAAAGTTTCCATTGCAATATCCGCATAATGAGAATAAGTTCCTGGAGCTTGTGGATCATCCCAAATTCCAAACTCTGTTGTAAAAGGCGAGATGTAACGTTTATCAAACATTGTTCGAGATACTTGTTTTTTAATTAAAAAATAATTGTAAACAAAAGTTGCCAGCTCTTTACTTATTGCTTTTTTAATTACTGTAAATTTATTTTTTTTAAAATTATATTTTTTATTCATAAAATGCATAAGAAGCTATAATTCTTGGTGTAATTCCAATAGCTCTGTGTTCTTCTCCTTTTTTTATAAAAAGCATATCTCCTTCTTCTACAAAATTTTCTTCGTTATCATTTCTATACAAGGTTCTACCATATAAACCAACAATGTAAACATCGTAATTATCTATGTGTGCTACACTTTTTCCACCAGAAGACATAGAAAAAAATAAATGCATATCAGATTTTATTTTACTAGGGTTGTAGTGATCTTCTAAGTGATTATAAATATTAATTAATCCATGGTCTTTATGAACATCGTTAATAACAATAGTATTATCAAATATAAAATTAGGGTTCCAATTTCCGTTTAAATTTGTTTTAAAATTATTTCTATCAATCATACGAACAAATTCATTGAAATCAAAAGACCTATCTAATTTAAATCTTTTTTTATATAGTTTCATTTTAATCTTATGTAGTTATTATGTTTCTTATTTCTATACATATCAAAAGCGATAGTAATTCTTGGAGTATCACTATTATGTGTATCTGTATAATGTGGAATACAGTTTTGAAATAAAGTTATTTTTCCATTTTTATTATGGCTTTTATATATCTCCGGTTCATTTAATTGATTAACTGGATTAATATAATAAGTAGCGGTTTCATAACATTGAATAGTAATATGTCCACCTAAATAAGTGTCAGGTCCTACGTCATGAATATGTGGATTAATTTTTTCACCTTTATTCATGATGTTATACCATCCTCCAATATATAATGGACTTTCATTTGATATATTTAAGGCTTTTAAAAAAATATCATGAATTTCAATAATTTTATGTTTTAATTTTGTTATTTCTTTATTTTTAAATGAAAACACATTAAAATTTCTATGTCTTGCCGTAGTTGAATTTTTACCTAAACCTGTATAACCATCACTATATGCAGGAAGTTTAAGTATATCTTTTTTCTTCTTTTGTAAAAATTTTGCTATATTTTCAAAATCAACATTTTTTATATAATCTTCAATTAAATAATAATTCCATTCTGGAGCAAATGGGTTTTGTTTTGTTTCACTTTTAAAATTAATTATCTTTCCCATGGTGTCTAGACATTTGTTTAGGTATTGCTTGGAGTGTAAAATGTATGAACCTAAAAGATGATTTACCATGATCTACTGTAAATTCATGTTCTAAATATCCAGGAAATAAAACAAGAGTACCTGGTACAGGACCAACATGTATGGTTTCTGAACCAGAACATGCTTCTTCTGTTTTTCTTTTTAATTTAGTTGATCGAGCTCCTGTTCTAGGGTCATGAAAAACGGGATAGGATGTTTTCTCATTACATTTTAAAAAATAAAAACCATTAACGTGTGTATTCCAATGAATGTGCGCACTGTGATGACCACCACCCCTTTTAGCAAATTCTTGGACCCAACTTTCAGAAAAAAACAATGTATATTCATTCATGTCGAAACCAGAAAAATTTAAAAAATTTAAAGACTGTTTTCCAACATACTCATGAAACTCTTTAAAACTTTCATCATTCATTAATGTAGTTGAATGATGAGCAAATCCAAAATCTTTAAGTTGTTTAATAGGAACTTTGTTTCTTTTTCTAGCTTCTTTAATATAAGGATCAGTTGCTTTAATTAAAGGTTTTAAAAATTCAGGTTTTTCTTCTTTCCAAATAGGTGTTGAAAAAAATTCATGTTTTTCCATATTATTTAAATGGATATCCTAAGTTCCAAATAACTAAAGAATATCTTCTCCCTTCTGTAACTGGTTTAACTCTATGCCATACAAATGACGGAAATACTATTAATGAACCTATAGGTAATATTTCTTTCGCAGTGACTACATGCTTTTTTTCATTTCTATTATTTGGTTCATATTGACGATAATCAAATTCTAATTCTCCTCCTTTATATTCAGATCCGTCCGTAAGTTGACAGGTTACTGATAGCTTTCTTATTTTACCGTGTAAATTTAAATTATCGGGACGATCATAAGGTCTATCCCAACTATCACAATGCCAATCATAATATTGATTTAATTTATATTTAGTAAACTGGCATGATTCAGAATAATCATAATCAAAATTCCATCCAGCTTCTTTGTTTGCTTTTTCTATGTAGGGATGAATTTCTTTATAAATCCAAGTCTCATTTAACCATGCAATATTTGAATTTCTTTTTTTCTTTAAGTCTAATAACTCTTGTTTATTTAATGGATTATTTTTTATATTTCTTTTTATACCTTCTTGTTGACCTGTTATAGCAATTTGTTCTTCTTGCTGTAATCCATATTCAATTACTTCTTTACAGAATTTAGGAGTTAACGCTGATTTACAATACCAATAATAATTACTTAGATTCATGATAAGTTGTAGTTAATATATAATTTAATCGATCACTTAAATTTTTAGAAACAGAATAACTTAAATTAGCTGGAAACATTATAAATTTGTTATTTTCTAATAATATTTCCCAATATCTATTTTTTCTCCTGTTATCATCATAAAAGATTTTTATTTTGCAAGAACCTGGTTCTATTTCTACACCATATAACATAATATAATCAGGAGAATGTTTTAAATTAAGTGGATCAATCAAACTTCTTTCAAACGAATGTTCTAGAGGTAAATAAAATTTACCTTTTTGCTCTAACGTTTCTAAATGTAACTTATGGTATGCGAGTGCATAATCTGTTACATATGTATTGACCATATCTCTTGCTTTTGAAAAAGCAATTTTTTTATTATAAAGTTGGCTAACGGTAATATCTTTTACAAGCTGTACATAATCAATTTCAAAACCTTCTGGCATATCTACGTTGCCATGATAAATAGATTTTTTAGATAAAGGTATTTCTTTCATTTATAGGAATATATCAATTACTATTAATAAGTCAATGGATCACAGAATAGTTGTAATAATTTGTTTTTTTCAACGTCATTCTTGCTTTTAATAAAGTGCTTTTTCTTTGAATAACAATTAAAGGTAGTTTAAAAGAGGTATCTCCAACCTTGGTTTTATGGACATCACTATTTTTATTGTGCGGATATATGTATAAAATCTCTATGTCTTTTTTATGGTACTTAGAATTAAATTTTGTTACAACTTCTTCTAATTTTTCTCTACTTATGTCTAATTCTATCACAACAACAATTGCTTCTTTATCTTCTTTAAAACTATTTAAATACTTAATAAGGTTGTCTTTCAAGTTATTATTAACATAAACAACAAGAACTTTGTCCCAATATTTTTTTAAATATGGACATACTGGATAACCACCTAATTCTTTTTTAGGTTTCATAAGTTGTTTTAAATAATTATTAATATCTGTATATTTTGACAATGCTATTCCATGTATGGATCTGTATATGTTCCTAAATCCCATGTTTGAGCAGCTTCATTCCATAAATAAGCCCACTTGTTATCGGGATCATTTTCTTGTTCTGTAGTAAGCGCTGGTTTATCTCCAACAGGTGATTGCCATCTTGCTTCACTTACATTTTTTGTCCAAGACGAAAAAGGTTTTGGAGGCCAAAAAATATTATTAGCTGAATCCCAGCTTCCTCCAATAATAGCATAATTTCCTCTAAAAGCTGTTCCACCTAATTTATGTGTGTTTTGAAAGGTATTATAAGAAGTTTGAATCCATTGAGCAGCAGGCCAGTTGTTATGTTGTTCTAAATAAGCTTGACCAACTGATTCTGTTTCAACTCCGTCGTTATTTTGACAATTTTTATTATCTATCGTTAAAACAGATAGTACAACATTATTTGAATCTATTTTTGCAAAGTGTGCCATTATTGATATTTATAACGGATAATAACAATTCCGCTACCTCCTGATCCACCTGGTGCAGGGGGTTCTCCTCCGCCACCGCCGCCACCGCCGCGGTTTGCTGTTCCAGGATTACCTGAACTACCACCTGGACCTCCTGGTCCACCTCCATCAACTGCAGGTCCGGGACCTCTTCCAAATGAAGACGTTCCTCCGCCTCCGCCTCCACCTGATCTTCCCACAGACGATCCTGTAATTGAAGAACTTCCTCCAATTCCACCAGCTCCTCCGTTAGGTGATAAGCTTCCACCATTTCCAGTAGCGCCACCGCCACCTCCGACGTTACTACCACCATTTGAACCTTCTGGTGGTGAATATGAACCAGCATTACCTGATCCAGGTCCACCTGCGTCTGCTCCGCCGCCTCCGCCAGATCCGCCGGATCCTCCTGGGCTTCCTGGTCTAGGTCCACCTGAACCTCCACCAGTTGATGAAATACCTAGTCCTGAAGAAGGAGTTCCTGAACCAGGAGCACCTCCACCTCCACCGACTGATATTGGATAAGCTGTCTCACAAACTGCTATTGCAGCAACACATGCTCCTAATGGAGACCTTGAATAACATCCTGATGCAGCACCTGAAGATTCTCTATAACCTCCACCGCCGCCACCTCCGGCAAAACGAGTTCCACCTCCTCCGCCACCAGCTACAACTAAATAATCAACTTGATATGAGCCTTGTTCATTACCTGCACAAGTCACACAGAAAGTTCCTGGTCCTGTAAATGTGTGAATTTTAAAATCTCCACAGGTTGTGATACATCCACCTGTTGCAGCAACAAATTTTGCACCGCCGCCGAATCTACCAAAACCTCTTGCTGATCCACCACCTATGGTAGATAACATAGGGTGTTTCGCCATTCTTAGTTTATGGTCATTTCTACTCATATTTTAAATCCTGTCTTCTACGCAAACTGCGTTTGCGATGCTAAAACTGTAAATGTTGCATCTCCAGTTTTAATAACTGTATAAGAATAAACGTCAAGAGAACTAGCATTTCCTGCAGTAGGAGCTGAGCCACCTTGCCATTCTGGAGTGACACTTCCTCCATCAACTTGTACAGCTGAGTTATAATAAGCTGTCCCGCCTTGTTTTACGATATGTGCTACTGTTATTGATTCTCCAGTATCCATAATTGAATTTAATGTGTTTGAACCATCACCTCTAATGTTTAATGTCCAGTTACCTGAAGCATCTGTAGTATAATTTAATACTGCTTGTGTAATTA